CATTACGGAAGCTAAAGAGAGTATTGCCCGTCTTATTGATTGAGGCTAATCCATTAGTATTTAGGTTAAATGTATTCCATCCTGTTACATTCCATCCAGCATAAGAAATAATGTTAGAAAATATAACAGAACCTGCGTGCCCATAGCAAGTCTCTCCAATTACAGTATCTGATTGCCCATATACTGCTACGTTAGGTGCCCATCCAACCGCATCAGACTTAATTAATCCATATACACATATTTTAGCGGATATTATGTAAGCGGTATCTGGCACAGATGAGGTGCCAAACAATATTACGCCTCTTACTAAGAGCTCCCACAAGTCAAGAGTATTAATATCAGATGTTATACCTATAGCCCAACCAAACGAGGAAATAACTTCACCTGATAGAGCGGCAATCTTAGCTGCCCATGATTCAAATGGCGAAACAGTATATCTCCGTATTCCCGCGGCAAAAGATGTATGAGATAGTGGAATATTAAGTACGGTTACTGGCATTAAAATCCCCTTGCATCTATAATAGCCAACTTATCATATAATTCCATGCTATTATTTAATCCCACTCGTTGAATTTCTCTGCTGGTCTATTACGAATTTCTTTCTTATCGTTTCCGCTAATTGATTCTCAGTCACAACCGAACCCATGACCGTAACATTAACTGTCGGCGTAGTTTTTGAGGAACTTGTTGCCACTTTCTGATTTGTCGCGGCTATTGTTACTCCTGCTACAGCCGCACCACCAGCCAATGCAGCCCAACCCCACGGTCCCGATAAAGCTCTTGTGATTATTTGCCAGGTAGCCAACGTTCTTAACGCAACAACCATTTTCCCGATCGCCGCGATAAACTGAAACGATTGACCAATAGCAGTTGCGATAGCACCAACCATCATCAAAGTATTCCCCACTGATTGACCTAATGCTGAGTTAGTCTGTTTTAAAGCAAATCCCATCGCCATAAAAGATGTACCAAGATATGTCACACCATATCCAAGTTGTCTAACGGCAGCCATATTGGTTCTTAATGAGGTATTGACCTTCTTCAAAGTAGGTGTAAATTGATCGTCTGCCCTGATGACTACCGATAACTCACCAATACTAGCCATTCTTTACCTCAGTTCCACCCATGAGGGCATTGAAAAGTTTTAACTGTTGCGCCATCTGGTCGGGTGTCTGCTCCTGTCCCTTTTCTTTGGTCGGCATAAAGTCCTTTGGCTGGAATTCCTTACCTGATAACCCGGAGGCTATCACGGAAGATACCAGAGCAGATCGGTAATTCAACCAGTCCTGCTCTTCTTGCCATCTTTGAATCAACATATCTAGTTGCCTCATCGTTAAATCTAGGAAAGAAACTTCGGTAAGTTTGAGGTTGTAGATTGCGAAACTCCAGATGGTATCGTAGTCGAATCTGGTACGGCTAAAGGGATTGTCTCAGGTTTAACCTCCGGCATTGAATTGATGATACATTCTAATAACAGATTGACTAACTCAGTGGCATCTATCTTCTCAATGAGCTGAGGAATTGAATCAACCCTTAATTCTTTGTCCTCCCACATGAGACACGCCCAAATTAACACCATCATCTCGCGAGGTGTGAAGTCTTGAATTTCCGATGTGAGAATATCCGTACCTGTTATCTGGTTGAATTCTGTTATCCCTCGAATAGTCAATTTAAGATGGCGTTTCTTATCGAGATTAACACTTGCGACCTTGAACATACCCCTCCTTATGCACTGGCTAATACTGTGGCGCCGGCTGAAGCTATCTTTCCTTTGATAGAGATAATCCCTTCCGGGGTAATATCAGATACCTTAATCTCTGTAATAAACCCTGTTGCCGTAAAGGTCATAGTACCTAGAGTAGTTGGCATGGTGATGATATATTCCCTGCTAGTCCTGGCGCGAGCATCCGTGAACATTGCCATGAGACCTGTAGTATCGTCTGTTGCCAATACACCCTCAAAGGTGACCTCTCCGGGGTCAATCAATCCGGCTCTGATAACCTTAAAGGCTGTTGCAGCGTCAAAGGTACTGACATCAACCTTTTCTACAGCAGAACCGAATTCCCCTATCTTGGTCAGTTTAGCCACTGTAACTGCGTTCCACTTGAAAGTAGTCCCATAACCAACTTGAGTCGTACCTGTAGGCATTTAACCCTCCTATGCTGCCGATGCTAACGTGGTCACGCCGGTAGCCTGAATCTTAAATTTAACCATGATAACCCCATCAGGAGTAATATCTCCGACTTTCCACTCTGAAAGAAAACCCGTTCCAGTAAAGGTACAAGTCCCTAGTGAAGTCGGTAATGTAATGATAAAAGTCTTTGAACTTCTAGCAGGTCCATCAGTGATATAGGCTGCATTCCATCCAGCATCGTTAGTTGATAGAGCACCTTCACAGGCTATCTCTCCGGGGTCAATAAGACCGGCTTTTGAGACTTTGAAAGCATTTGTAGCATCAAAGGTAGAAATATCAATCTTATCGATTGCAAATCCGAATTCCCCTATTTTCGTAATCTTAGCTAAAGGGTCGCCATCCCATGTCAAAGTTGCCCCATAACCTACCTGAGTATTACCTAATCCCATATTTCACCTCGCTAATAATGTATTATATAATCCACAGCTACGCCATAGAGCTGTAATGGTGAATCTTCATAAGATAAATCGTATTCATTCTCAAGAAAGCAACCCCCGACTGCTATTCCTGCAGTCGCCATAGTTCCCTTGAATCCATCAAATACCGTATGAATTGCGGAGGATATGCTTTTACAGGCTGAATAAGTTGATGCAAATATCGAAAGCTGTAATCTTGCAGAGGATTCCCCGGAAGCGGCTGAGAAGTTAGGCTTGATTGGTATATCGGAAACGCTCGAAATTACCACGTATGGAGTCACAGCATCTATTGGAGCTTTAACATAATAAATACGATTGACTAATAGAGTCGTAATCGCGGCGGTCTCAAGCATTTCTTTCTGAAAGGCTTCTTCTATAATCATGGAGTCGGTGCTCCCTCAATATTCGACTTTATTTCTTCTTCAATTGCTACCTTCATTGATTCCCTCTGAGAATCCCATGCCGGTCTAAAGAAAGGATGCGGAGGAACTATGCCGAATGACTTCCCTCGCCTTGTCCTTTTTATAATATGACCGAATTCCACCAGATGAGCATGAGGAGCAATCCTGTAATCTATAGCGACTAAAGCAGGCGCATATTTATTACCTCTTCGCTGCATGACTTTAGAAACTATCCCGCGTTTGAGATTACCAGTGGGACCAAGGGGAGCATTTGTAATCACTGCCTGTTGTAAGATATTGGCATGAGTTAATAGTACTCCCTCAACCACATCGGGTTCCATTTTCTGAGCTATTTTCCCGATATTCTCCTCAATTTTCTCCATCCCTGTAACTTCTACATTCATTCGACAATTTCCTTGTAGAATAACTGGATTTCCTTATGAAGTTCATCCCGGTCGACGATGCTGATTATCTGAAAGTATCTATTCTCAACTTTTAATCTCATCCGCGGAACAATCCCTTTACGATAACGTATTCTGATTAACCCTTGAACCTGACTGTTGGATTGTTGCGCCAGGATTAGGCGATTACCGGACAAAGGTTCAATCGCTCCCCACACTGTATCTTGAGTGGTATAGGTATCAATCAACTCATTGATAGAATTCAATGCTCTAGTGGGGATTTGTATTTCAATTCTCTGTCGGAGGTCACCGCTTCTCATCTAAAAACTCCAGATTCGATAAGGATATAAAAGAGCGTCAACCGCTAGGGGCACATTCGATAAGGCTTTGTCGGTGGTTTCCTCACGGTGTTCATAAAGATGACCGATAATAAGGAGCATTGCCTGTCTGATTTCTTGAGGGACGGTTGCGGCGGTATCCCCATAACCGCAAATAAATCTTATATTCACTCCATTGAAAGGTCTCAGAGTGGTTGAAGGGAAGGACTCTCCCCAATTCAATCCGACACGTCCGGGATTGTTAATTATATCTACGTAATAATCGCCAGCAGACATATCATAAGCGGTATCATCGGTATCATAGTAAGTAATAATCGGTGATGCGGTTGCCGTGCCAGTGCCCGCCCCAGCGCCAGTAGCAGTAAAGACAACCCCGACCGTATTTGCCGATGCTCCAATCAGGGTAAAATTAGTTGAACCGATTGTAAGAATACGGTATTTTGTGCTGGTAACAAATGACCCCGCCGTGACAGATGGTTGTTGTAAGGGTGGTAAAGGGATTTCAATATAATTTCTGGGGGGGAATCGGTCAAGCCATAAATCCCACGTTTGGGTAATAAGAGCGCGGTTGAGGATGGTCTCACAGTATCTCCGTGCGGTGGTAATCAGGGTGTCAATCATCGTATCTTCGGCGGAGGTTGGTTCTGAGGTAATAATTGAAACACCGAAATCAGCGGTGGCAGATGCTACCGTAGAAACGACCCTGAGATACTGTTTTGTCCCTGTGTATGCCTTCTCGAATGTGGCATTGGCGGTTGCAGTAGTTACCTGAGTAAATCCTCCAGATGTCACATCGACATAGTTGCCATCTACATCGGTGTCGGATTCCTGGAGTTTAACGTCTACAGTACCACCGAGTCCGAATCCAGCCCATTCGAATAGTACTAAAGTCTGTTTTCCTAGAACATCTACGCCTGTGCCTTTTAGAGAGTAGGCGGCGGCGGCAACATGGTCTCCGGGGAAGATAGACTGAGTGCTGGTAATATCATCCGCAAAAGAGCCACTATCAATTCGACAATGTAATTTGGCTTCGGTTGCGGTAACTGGTTCTATCGCTGGAGCAGTTGCGATTTTAAGTGCCATATTAAATCTCCTGTTCCGCCTCACAACTTCCGCCAGTATCGTGGTGACATCTATGCCAGACTGCTCTAACAGTCATTTCCTCGTTAGGTTGACCTGCATTAATTTTAACTGATAGGACTTTGAGGTCTCTAATGGCATCCCTGACTGCCAGTTTCTTAGCGGCAGGAATAGCATTATAAGTGGCTTCTGGGATGGCGAGGTCTAAACTAAATCTTATTAAAGCCATATTTCACACTCCTATTAAATCCCGAAAAGCGTGCGTTCCTGATTGAAGATTCCTGCGATTTGAGTGGCAGAGAAGGGAAGGTTAAAAGCCTTAAAATAATCGAAGTAACCATGATAACCTCGTTGGGTGGGAGGGATTTGATTTAGAAGATGAATCAAATCACTCCCAGCCGAACAATTCTTGGTTTGAGCCACCGTATCTTTTTGAACCCCATTAA